CTGTCGGACGCACAAGAATGTTTGTCAAGTGGATGGGATGAGATTGCCCAGCAGTACATCAACCGTGCCAAATACATCTTGCACTACTACGTATTAGACAAGGAATAAAAAATGAGTATCGATGCGAGCGCGATGAGTATGCTGGAAGACTGGTTCTTTGAATTTATAGAGGAGGGCCTATCGGAGGAGGACGCAGCACAGGCGGCATGGGAGAAAATGAACGAGGGAACAGAATGACCAAGTCACAATCCAAGCAGGACACTAGTGCCGTTATCATACCTGTTGAGGAATTCTTTTTTGCTAAGGTGAAATGGTTTCGGCAGTGCTTTTTTTCTTCACGCCATACGGAGGAACAGTATGTGCACAACATGGTGCATATGGGATTTACAAAGCGTTATATTCGCAACAGCCTGACTGAGGGGAACTAAGATGATTGGTACGCTATACAATGAGGTGAACAAGTATCGCGCGATGTTGATATACCCGACACTGTGGCGGCGGTTCATTGTGTGGATAAAGAGCCTCTTCTCAAGAGAGGAGGACGAGAGCGTTAATATGTTAGCACTGACGTGTCGAGGACCGACCGGAGTACGAAACGCCTTAGATGTACTGGCCGACGGCCTCGTGTATCCTACCATTGAGCGAGTGACAAAGGCAGAACAGGGATGGTATGTGACGATAACGGCGAAGGCTAACTTTCTTAAGGTCGCGTCAGGCCATCGTGTTCGATACTACTCGATGACAGTGGCCGCGAATTCTCTGTACGATAATACCTTTTACAATGTCGAGCGCATAATCAGCGAGACGGGAGATCGCGATGATATCCATAAGAAAGCGAAAAAGAAGGCTGTGGCAGCATAAGCCGCGCAGCTTAGAAGCACACTCATTGGAGGACGCGCAGTTTCGGCTGCGTGTTTTTCGTAATCATACCAAGTACACACGCAAGGGAAGGGACAATGATAAGCAGCAGTCGGTTCGATATTCAAGCGAAGATGGGCAGTAAATCAAAACGCAAGGCCCCTCAAAAGCCGGACGATTGGAAGCAACAGCGCCGGAAGCAGCGGCGCATTCGTGAACGGGAAAAGGAGAAAAGATTTGGAGAAGTTCCGCATAGGCGTTGATGTAGATGACACTCACCAAGTTGAAGTTAAGGTGTCTTACTCAGACTGGTCGGTTACAGACTGGGTAAGTGCAGCGGAGTATGGTATTGAACTGGTTCGCAGCCAACACCCACATGCTCGTGTAGAGTTGGCGTATGTCAAGGAATTTCACCATGAAGCTCCCACTTTCCATTAAAGCAATGCTCCTAGTATATTTGTTCTACTTCACTTATATAATAGGCATCGCGCTGTTCAATGACATCTGCGATTGTGCTAGAGAATATAACTACTGGTGGAAGTTTGGGGAGCAGGAAGATGGTTGAGGTAACATTGTCGGCGTTGACTGTCCTCGCGGGGGTTGTTGCGGGTTTGTTTGCTATGAACCCAGCAACACAAATGTATCCTGAAGACATTGACGGTGAGCTTTACTGCTTGGCTTTGAACGCCTATCACGAGGCACGAGGCGTTGACATGGATGAAATGATTGCCGTATCGCAGGTCGTGATGAACAGAGTGGAAGATAGTAGCGGGGAGTACAGGACTGTATGTGACGTGATTATGGAGGGGCCAGTGAGAGAAAGCTGGCGAACGCGGCAGGACCAAACTCTGTCTGACGAGGAGCGCGTATATTTTCCAGTGCGGGGCAAGTGCCAGTTCAGTTGGTATTGTGATGGCCGCAGTGACGCAGTGCGTAACATGAAAGGCTGGGAGGACGCGGCGATAGCTGCGTATGTGGTGTACAATGGCTACGGAGAAGACCGTGTGCATGGGGCCATGTACTACTACGCTCACGATAAAATATCTAGACCAACGTGGGCACAGAACATGAAAGTCACCGCTGTTTTACGTGGACACACTTATCTGAAGTGAGTTGTATAAAACACTTGACAACTGAGAATGCATCAGTATAATGGTGACACTTTCTACGGAACGGGCTGATGGTAGTCCATACCGGATCGATATAAAGGAGATAAATCATGCTTGAGTTGAGTGAACGTGCTACCGACACCTTCGGTGACATTCCTGACAACATTAACTTTGACGTGGCTTTCGAGCCCACACTTGTGCCACATAAGAAGTACGTGGTGAATGCGGACACGGGTGTGTATCTTGATACGGTAGGCCACAAGTTTAATTGTGCCAGTCACCCTGCGTACTTTCGAGGTGTGCAGAATGAACTTATTGAGGAGCTTAACCCCCCAGATTTGGAGGGTGTAAGAACACACTTTCGCACTGCTCGTAATGGTGCGTGGGCCATGATGGACGTAACCCTTCCTAACGTGAAGGTCAGTGTTGAAACGATTAAGCACAAGACTGAGATTGCACAGCGCGTAATTGCGTTGCACGGCATTGACGGCTCGTGTTCCAATCAAGTTTACTATGGTGGCATTGATTTCTTCTGCACTAACGGCATGATCAGTGGTGAGTATGATACGGTGCGGCGTAAGAACACTCTGTTGTTCTCGCTGGACAGGTTCATTGATGAACTGCGTCATGCAAAGCAGGACTTCTATGAGCATGGTCGTAAGCTACAGACGTGGGCCTCTACTCACGTGGACCATGATCAAGTGAAGCAGTTGCTTGAGGAAGTGTTGAAGTCTGACCGCAAAGCAGACAAGATGCTGACTGTGTACAACATGGAAGCTGCACAGCGTGGACCCAATCTGTTCTCACTGTACAGCGCGTTCACAAACTATGCCTCACATGCTACTGAGGGCAATGGGTTTCAGTTGCGTGAGACAGGCAACGATACACAGGCACAGTCCATGTTCAGGCGTGAGCAAGACGTGAGCAAGTGGATTGCATCACCACAGTTTTATGCGCTTGAACTAGCCGCCTAATAAGTGTGAAGAAGAAGTTTCTTATTGCTGCTCACGCAGTAGCAATGACGGGCACTGGCGTCGGTATGAAGAGCCGATTTCGTCTAGGCGCAGTGCTTGTACGCAAGAACAATATTATAGCTGTTGGCACGAACAGCTATAAGACACACCCGCTGATGGCCCCTCGAACAGCGTGGCCCTTTCTTCATGCAGAACAGCACTGCATAATTCGAGCGGGGGTTGAGAATTGCGAGGGGCTGGACCTGTATATCGCAAGGGTAAAAAAGGATAACAATTTAGCACTTAGCAAGCCGTGCTCCGTCTGTGCGGAGTTGATCATGGATGTCGGTATAAAACGAACCTTCTATAGTACTGACGAAAAGGAGTTTGTAAGTGGATGAAGGGGAAGTAGAAATGCAAGTCGAATATGTAGATCACATGGGCGATGACTTGACTGTAGTAAATGCAGCGCGTGTCAGTTTTGATAATGAAAGTAAAGAGTTAAGTTATCCAGACCGTAAACTCATACGATATCTGGCACAGCATGAACACTGGTCTCCTTTTGCTCACCCACAGATCAGCTTGCGTGTCAGGGCACCTATCTTTGTAGCTAGACAATTAGCTAAACATCAGATCGGGTTTGCTTGGAATGAGGTCTCACGTAGGTATGTGGATACGTATGCGGAGATTTATCTACCAGATAAGTGGAGGACGAAAGCAAACGACGTAAAGCAGGGTAGTAGTGATGATGAAATAGATATAGCGAATGCGTTTAGTTTTATTAGAAAGGGTAGAGTTGTTACTGAAATGTTTTCGCCGTATCATTTAACTACACATGTACGTAATAATGGTTATTGGGAAGACTTTCCCGACATCAAACCAGAAGAAGAAATAACTCCTGCTAAAGATGCTGTTCAAGAACTTATGTATGTGTTGCAAGAAATGTATCAGAACCTATTGGAACTAGGTGTCTGTCCCGAACAAGCAAGGATGATCTTACCTCAAGCAACCTATACGGAATGGATTTGGACAGGTTCTTTGTTGGCATATAGTCGCATGTGCAAGTTACGATTGGATAGTCATACACAAAGAGAAACTCAAGAGGTAGCACAAATGATTAGTGACATCATTAAACCTCTGTTTCCTGTAAGTTGGGATCAGCTAATGAGAAGGGAGGTACTTACACATGCAGTTGCCTAGATTTACACAAGTACGAGAGCTTGCAGACGGAACCAAAGCGTATAGGTTTAACCCGCCACAAAAGTTTGTGAATTCCGGTGTGGTTGAGCGTGTCGAGCTTGGCTCCAGTCTGTTGGCGGCAAAGGCTGCTGCACGTGAACACAATGCTAAGATAGACAAGTGGCGGGAGAGTCAAGCAGAAATATTTAATATTCGTAAGGGTAGCAAATTATCTTTGTTAGTGTGTGATTATTGCAACAGTAGTAACTTCTCCTTACTCCGAAAATCAACACAAAAAGACTACAAGTATTTTCTTAACAGCATGGTGCAAACCCTTGCAGATGCTGGTCTTTCTAGCGTTACCACTCGTCGTGCTAAAGCTGCATATGAACAGTGGGTACAACGCGGCGTACCGTATGCCAATCACGTGTGTGCAACGGCATCTATTTTGTACAACTACGCCATCGACCGAGAATACATTACGTTTAATCCTTTTGCACACGTCAAGCGAAAAACCCCTATACAACGTAAGGTTGTGTGGCAACACGAGCATGTCGTGCAGTTTCTCGACACGGCTTACAGTGAATGGCGCTGGCGTAACGTCGGCCTCATTGCACAGATGGCCTACGAATGGGTGCAAAGATTGGGGGACATGCGTGTGTTGAAGTGGGAGAGCCTTGACCTTGCCGCAAAGCGATTAGACTTGGAGCAGTCAAAGCGACGAGCGGCGGTGATCCTTCCCATATCCGATGAGTTGATTAACATGTTGACGCAGCAACACGAGGACTTTGGGTTTCAGACGTACGTGTCTCCCATGATTATGCCTAGTGGTGGAGAGTTTATTCCGTATACTAAGCAGCGTTTATCTAGGTTAAGCAGACAAATTATACTCGCGGCGGAGTTACCAACTGAACTGTGGCTTATGGATTTGCGGCGAACAGGCACCACACAGATGAATGATGCGGGTGTTTCTATGGGTCAGATTATGTCTGTTACTGGTCATGTTAATCCGCAAAGCGTCAAACCTTATCTGACCCACACATATGCCAGTGCCAATTCTGCCTTGACACAGCGGCAAAGTCGTGGTAAAAGCATAGACCCATGCCGCATGAAAGGTGATATATAATGTTAAGTAATGCAGAACTTAATTTCTTATATATGTTAAAGACTGAAAAAGAATTTCACATGACACGGCAGGGTAAGGAAGATATAGAATATATTATGGTGCTTCGTTGGCTGGAAAATAGAATAGGTGACTTGGAAAGGAAGAACAGGGAACATAGTTAGGTTAAGGGTATGGACATCAGAAATTTTGTAGATGATTTGGATGTTGCCAATGATGCCACTGTCCGAAGAAACTGTCCTGTCTGTGATGGGTACAAAACATTTACGGTTACGAATAAAAATGGAATGGTTGTATGGAATTGTTACAAGGCAGGTTGCTCCATTCATGGCGGTACACGTAGACACTTGAGCGTAGAGGACATAAAGAATACAATGGGGGCACAGCGAGCCCCAAAGTCAGAGTGGAAAAGACCAGAGTATATTGTGCGAGGGTTCCGGCATGTAGATATTGAAGAATTTTTGGGGAGGTGGGGCTTACAGGGCATGGACCCTAAGCTTTTGTATGACGTAAAAGAACACCGCATTGTTTTTCCCATATTTAACGGTGGTACACTTATAGATGGAGCGGGTAGATCGTTGAGAGGACGGCTCCCAAAATGGAAAAGATATGGAGAGTCGGGTCTACCCTACACGTATGGGTCGGCCACTACAGCCGTAATCGTAGAGGACGCTGTCAGTGCGGCTGTAATAGGATTGAGAGGTACGGTTACAGGTGTAGCTTTACTGGGAACGTCTTTACAAGACACACATAAAAACCCGCTAGTTAAATACAAAAAACTTATTGTCGCACTTGATCCAGATGCTGCACCCAAGACACTGAGTATTGCCCAAGAGCTACGAGGTATACATTCAAAAGTAAATGTGCTAAGATTACAGGACGACCTGAAGTACAACAACCCGCGTGATATTAATAACTTGGAGAACCTAACATGGAACTAGCTCTTGTACGATCTTTAATGGACAAGGAGTTTTATGACGATCATAGGGGGGCAAGGTGTCCCGACAGATTGTTTAGCAAAGATATTCGTAAGATCAAACACGTTCTTGACACGGCCATACAAAAGTATGCTCGCACTGTTACGACGGACGAGATAGAAGCACTATTCATGTCGGGTAATCCGTCAATGACTACCACACAGAAGCAAGCGTACGGTGATTTGTTTCACAGAATAAAACGTGAGCAGCCTTTAGGCAAGGATGTAGCACAGGAGGTGTTGTCAAAGTTATTTCAACAGGTAGTGGGCGAGGAGGTTGCTAACTTAGGTTTTGATTATGTGAACGGTACACAGGCTACGCTTGAACCTTTACGTGAACTGCTGGACAGGTATACAGATGACTTTATGCCCGACCTGCATGTGGAGTGGGACGACATTTCTATTGATAGCTTGCTTGCCCAAAACGATTTGGAGACACGGTGGAAGTTTAACATCTCCTCTTTATGCAGAAAAGTGGAGGGGGTTAACGCGGGTCATCTGATTGAGGTTGGTGCACGATCCAACGTAGGTAAGACATCCTTTCATGCAAGCATGATTGCTTCTCCACAAGGCTTCGCTGCACAGGGAGCGAAGTGCATGGTACTATGTAATGAGGAGGGTTCATATCGTGTGGGGGCTAGATACTTACAAGCCTCTACCGGCATGACGTTATTGCAGATAAAAGAAAACCCCAAAGTTGCATGGGAAAAGTACGGAAAGATTAGAAACAATATCTTTCTCAAAGACGTAACAGGTAAAGACATGGGGTGGGTAGAAAGCGTGTGCAAATCCTATCGTCCTGATGTTGTCGTGTTAGATATGGGAGACAAGTTTGCTACGACACAGGGCTTTGCTCGTACAGACGAGGCATTGAAGGCCAATGTTGTGTATGCAAGACAGATTGCAAAGATGTATAACTGTGCCATGTTCTACATGTCGCAGTTAAGTGCAGAGGCAGAGGGCAAGATAGCATTGAACCAATCCATGATGGAGGGCAGCAGAACAGGTAAGGCGGCGGAAGCTGACCTTATGATATTGATTGCTAAGAACCCGCCTGTTGAGGGAGAAGATGAAGAGAGTAGACAGCGGCACCTGAATGTGGTAAAGAATAAATTATCTGGGTGGCACGGCATAATCCATTGTGAACTTGATTGGAAGACAGCAAGGTATACAGCATGACCATAACCTACAACGATTACCCGTTAACTATACCGGAGTTCTTACGCCGTAAGCCAAAGAGAGGCCGCCCCAGAAAAGTTAAAAAGGCAGAGGTTGTTTCGACGGAGAAGAAGTGGAATGAGTGGGATAAAACTAAACGGGAAAAATACGGAACACGTTATGATATAAAGCTGAGAGATGAAGCTCCCCGTATAGGTAGTGGTACACGTACCGTATACGTTAAGGAAGGCCGTAAATGGGCACACATGACTAGTCATGTCGGTGATCCAGAAAAGAATGAGCGCATAATTCGCAAAAGATTTCTTCTTAAGGCGTGGCTTGCTCTGAAAGAGTCGCATGAGAGATACGAAGCTAAACAAGAACGGGGAATTAAAAAGTTAAGGACAAAAGCAAATGAAACTAACGCTTGATATAGAACACACCGTTACGAAAAGAGATGGCAAGATACACTTTGATCCCTTTGAGCCCACGAATGCAATCGTAATGATAGGCACACTAACAGACACGGGAGAAGAGAAGCTCTTTACTCTCTACCACAATTCTTCACACGGTCAGCCCATAGAGGCTGACGGCACGGGGTTGATAAGCTTTGATGCTGCACGTGTGCAGAAATTACTTGACACGGCCACAGTTCTTATCGGGCATAACATCGTACACGATCTTGTATGGTTGTGGGAGAGTGGCTTTCAGTACAATGGCCCTGTTTTTGACACGATGCTTGCAGAGTACATTCTACAACGTGGGCAGAAGCAGCCACTTTCATTGGAGGTATGCGCTGAAAGGTATGACTTAGATACTAAGAAACGGGGCACGTTAAAAGAATATTTATCCAAAGGTGTATCTGTTGCAGATATACCACACGAAGAGTTGAGCGAGTATCTAAGTGCGGATCTTCATGCAACGCAAGAATTATGTGACACTTTGTACAAAAGACTGCGTACTAATCCCAACTCTACGTTGATGGAGCCTGTTGTTATGTCAAATAGAGTGGCTCTTTCTCTTGCCCGTATTTATCAGCGAGGTTTTAAGATCGACCAAGCTGCTTTGGAAAAAGTTAAAAGGGAATTTGAAACAGAAAAGGAGGAGCTAGTAGAAACACTTGACGCACAGGTGTCTCAGTTAATGGGTGATGTTCCCGTAAATCTAAACTCTCCTGAACAATTGTCGTGGGTAATTTATTCTCGCAAGCCAAAGGATAAAAGAAAGTGGGCAGACGAATTTTCTCATGGCATGGCAAAGATTAACTTCGATAAAATGGTTAGCTCTTTGTCCGACAAGGTATACAAATCTCGTGCCGTTCAGTGTGCAGCTTGCTACGGTTCGGGTAAGATACGTAAAACTAAAAAGAATGGTTCACCGTTTGCGCGCCCCACAAAGTGTTCAGCCTGTGATGGTGTGGGCTATCTGTTTAGACCTACAAAAGAATTGGCAGGGTTAAAGTTTTCCGCACCAAACGTTAAATGGATAAGTGCACATGGCTTTACTACAGGCAAGTCTAACCTTGAAATGTTGGAGAACGTAGCCTTTGGAAAAAACATGACAGATGAGGCCCTGTTTCTAAAAAACGTGCGTAGATTAAGCGCGCTTGATACTTACCTGTCTTCCTTTGTAGACGGTATAAAGTCCTTCACTAAAGTTGACGGTATGTTACATGTGCAGCTAACACAGCACATGACAGCTACGGGTAGGTTTAGTGGACGCAACCCTAACATGCAGAACATGCCACGTGGAGGAACCTTTCCTATCAAGCGTGTGTTTATATCTCGCTTTGACAGGGGCAGAATACTGGAGGCAGACTTTGCTCAATTAGAATTTAGAACAGCAGCATTTCTTTCACAGGATGAGACCGCTATGCGAGAAGTATCTGAAGGCTTTGATGTGCACAGCTATACAGCTAAGGTTATATCCGATGCGGGATTGCCCATTACGAGACAGGAAGCTAAGGCACACACGTTTGCGCCTCTGTACGGAGCTACAGGCTACGGTAGGGGAGAAAGTGTGGCGGCTTACTACCGTCACTTTGTACGTAAGTATAAGGGAATATCGGAATGGCATTCTAGGCTTGCTGCTGAAGCGTTAAATACAGGTGTAGTGAAAACACCTTCGCGCAGAGAGTTTGCGTTTCCTGATGTAACTCGTAGGTGGAACGGTGATCCAACGCACTTCACGCAGATCAAGAATTATCCCGTGCAATCTTTTGCTACGGCAGACATAGTACCATTAGCACTGCTGTATATGGAGGAGTTATTGCAGGGTAAACAATCCTGCATTGTAAACACAGTACATGACAGCATAGTCATAGATGTTCATCCAGAGGAGGAAGAATATGTCGTAGGAGTTATTGAAAATACTAACAAATCTTTACCCGCTTTAATCTTTAGGCAGTGGGGAGTAGACTTTAATGTACCTCTGTTGCTGGAAGCAAAAATAGGAAACAATTGGCTTGACACTAAAGACCTATCGTGATATAACTGCAAACCCCACAAATAAAGGAGAACATATAAATGAGTCTAACAACTATTGACACCGACAATTATGCGGAAATGGCTAAGGCTATGGGTATCTCAGGAGAGGTAGCCGCAAGCACTAAGTCACGTAGCACTCTTGCTAGATTAAAGATTAATCATGCCCCGGTGATGGGTGTAGCGGAGGTTAATAAGAAGAAGGTTAATGTGGAAGTCGTAGAGGGAGGAAGATATAAGCTGGAGTTTCCCAATACGGATAAGAGTTACTTCGCTTCTGAAATTCGCATCCGTCCCTACATGCAACGCTTTCTGTACAAGCGTTTTGTAAAGGGCACTGGCGATGTTAAAAATTCTTTTGTTAAAACGGTCATGGCAGATACGCTTAACATCGACTTGAAAGATAGTTCCGGCAAGTTTAATTGTGGCAAACCCGCTGGTTACATTGAGGATTTCAAAGCACTGCCAGAAGATATGCAGACCCTCATCCGACAGATCAAACGTGTACGTGCAGTGTTTGGGACAGTTCAATTGACTAACCCCGTAGATGCACGGGGTGAGCCAGCCGAAGTGGATGAAGCTCCTTTCATTTGGGAAGTGGATAATAGGGATGCATTCAAGACTGTAGGTGGCCCCTTTCAAACTCTCTTTCAGAATAAGAGATTGCCTGTTCAGCATCATATTACTGCAACAACTGTGGAACGTAAGCTTCCTAACGGTAATGCTTATTATGTTCCTGTTGTAGACTTGGACATGTCAGACGCTATCACTATTGAGGAGTCGGATCAGGCTATTTTCGCATCCTTTTTGGCTTGGGTTACTAACTATAACGAATACATTATTTCGTCATGGAACGACAGCAAAAGGCATGGGAATGAACTAAATTCAGCGTGGGATTTGCCCGATACTCAAGCCCGTGATGTTGTTGCAGAATTTGTAAACGTTGAAGATAGTATGGGGGCTGCTTGATGATTTCTAATTCTTTGCTGGACGCAATACTGAATTACTTAACGACTAAGCCCTATAAAGAAGTGCATGGGTTTCTTCAAGCGGCACAGCAGGAGATTGCTAAAACCCAATCCACACAAACAACGCATCCATCCGTACAACTGGAAGAAAAAGGAGAGAAATGATGAACCATCCTGCTGAACTGGCGGTGCATCAGTACCTTGAGAACGCAAAAAGTAATGGCACAAACATGTCTGAGGACACCATAGATAAGGTGTGTGATGACATTCATGCCGCATTGCGGCGTCAGTTTGGCAGAGACTCCCGACGAGGTAAATTCAAACCTAGTATGTCTAATGTTGGACGACCCGTATGTCAGCTATGGTATGCTAAAAACAAACCGGATACAGCGTTGCCCCGCGCAACTACATTCGTAATGAACATGATGATAGGTGACATTGTAGAAGCTGTGTTTAAGGGAATACTTACAGAGGCAGGTGTTGATTACGAAGAAAATGAGAAAGCTACTGTGGAGTTTGACGGCGGTTTTACCGTTAACGGTACAGCAGACATTAGTATAAACGGTGCGGTTGACGACATTAAGTCGGCGTCAAATTGGTCGTACCGAAATAAGTTTGAGTCCTACCATACTCTCTCCACACTGGATGCTTTTGGGTACGTTGCTCAGTTAGCGGGGTACGCAAAAGGTTTGAACAAGAAAGCGGGAGGATGGTGGGTTGTTAACAAAGCCACCGGAGACTTCAAATATGTTCCCGCTGATGACCTTGACATTGAAGAGGAGTGTGGTAAAATAAGTTCCTCTTTGAAAAAGTTAAAAGAGAATGTATTTGAAAGATGCTTTGAGGCGGAGCCTGAATTTTTTAGGGGGAAGTCAACGGGCAACAAAGTCTTAAATAAGACGTGCAGTTTCTGCGATTATAGAAAAGATTGTTGGCCTTCGCTACAGCAGAAGCCCATGTTAATGTCCCGCGCAATCAGTCCTAAGATAGTGGACTATGTGCACATACAAAACGAGAAAGGAGGTCTTGATGCTTGAGGAACAAACCTTAGAAGAGTTAAAACAAACTATTGAGTCATTATCCACATCTCTTTCGCAGACAGAGTCCGAATTGGCTGCTGCTAAGAAACAGTACAAGGAGCGTAAAACATCCCATTTGCGTGAACTATATGAGGCACGTAATGAAACAGATGCCGCCATACGAGAGGAATTACGAGCTTTAAATATGACTGCTCCTGCTTCCGCGTATAGTGCACTAAGAATTAGTCCGTTTAGGTTTTAGTGGACGCACGGCGATTTAAAGCTGCGCGTAAGCACGGGTATAGGTCCGGCTTAGAGCACAAGGTTTCCCAATACCTCGACAATCTTTATATAAAATACAGGTACGAGGATATAAAAATTGAGTGGGAAGACTTGGCCTACCGGACCTATACGCCCGATTTTGTACTGAGTAATAACATAATTATTGAAACTAAAGGAATGTTTATTACTGCGGATAGGCGTAAGCATTTGTTTGTTAAGCGGCAGCATCCCGAACTTGATATTCGTTTTGTATTTGAAAATAGCAAACGTAAACTTAGAAAAGGAGCTAAGTCTACATATGGACAGTGGTGTGCAAAATACGACTTTCTATATTATGACAGAATTATACCCGAGAGTTGGTTGAAGGAAAATAAGAAAAGGTCTGTCGGCAGATTTGTTAACTTCAAAGGAACGAAAAGGAAGCAGACGTGAAAAATGAACGCATAGAAGATGAAGACATTCTTATACAGATTAGTCCGAAATTAAATATGGAATTAAATTGGACAGGGCAGGTAGAAATAAATATAATATCTTCTGAGAATTCTTGTCTCAAAAAAGAGGAGCTAGAAGCTCTGTTGTTTTTCAGTCAAATGGTATGTGCATCTGTTCCTATATATGAACAGCATGATGATATACGAGAAATGGCAGCGTGGTTGGTTAACGAAAAATATTCGGAAGAGAGTAAGAAGAAACTCAATGGCTCAAAACGCAAGGCCGGCGTAATGAGCACAAAGGAGAATATTATTAAGGTAGACTTTAGCCCCAAAAAGGTACACTAATATGTCCAATGAAACGGGATTACTATTTGACGTAATTATGAAAGGAGAGGAGAGTAAGTTTGCTCCAGAAGTGGGGGATAAAGACGTTAATAGTCCTCAACACTACACGACGAATGGTCTAGAGACCATAGAGTTAATTAGCTTATCCATGTCTAGTGATGAATTTAAAGGATACTTAAAAGGTAATATATTAAAGTACGTTTGTCGGTATAGGCATAAGCATCAAGCAGAACCAAAGAAGGATTTGCTAAAAGCACAATGGTACTTAAATAGACTATTGAAAGAGTGGTAAAATGGTTATAAAAATTCTGATGACGTTATGCATTGATACAGAAGAATACCCCATGCCTATAGACGGATACGTGTCAGATGAAATTGAGGAGTCTTTACGTGAACATTTTTATGATACAGATGGCATGGCGGTTGAAAAAATTAATGTTATTCAAGGGAGAATAAAATAATGAGCAACGCTTTACCTACTAACTACCAAAATTTTATTGCTTTGTCACGGTACGCGCGGTGGCACGAAAAAGAAAATAGGCGCGAGACGTGGGGGGAAACGGTGGGTAGATACTTTGATTACATGGAGACTATTTTAGAAAAAAAGCAGTCCTATAAACTACCCGCTGAACTGCGAAGTGAGCTTGAGCAAGCTGTTCTAGGGTTAGAGGTTATGCCAAGTATGCGGGCCATGATGACAGCGGGGCCAGCCTTAGATCGCTGTAATGTAGGAGCATACAACTGCTCTTATCTGCCTGTAGACAGTCCTCGTACTTTTGATGAAGCAATGTACGTTCTTATGAATGGTACGGGTGTAGGGTTTAGTGTTGAAAGAGAGCACGTAGATAAACTTCCTGTAGTCAACGAAACATTTAACCGTAGCAATACCATCATTGTTGTAGACGACAGCCGTATAGGGTGGGTAAAATCTTTGCGAGAGTTAATCGCTTGTCTGTACGCCGGACAAATACCGAAATGGGATGTGTCACGAGTGCGTCCTGCTGGTGCTAGACTTAAAACCTTTGGTGGTCGCGCTTCTGGACCTGCACCCCTTGAAGACTTATTTCATTTCTGTATCGAAAAGTTTTCCGCTGCTGCAGGACGCAGATTATATCCCGTTGAATGCCATGATATTATGTGTAAGATAGGAGAGGTTGTAGTTGTTGGGGGTGTGCGTAGAAGTGCACTCATTTCTTTGTCTAATTTGGGTGACGATCAAATGCGTCATGCTAAATCCGGGGAGTGGTGGCAGTATGAAGGCCAGCGCAGGTTAGCCAACAACAGTGTGACGTACAAAAGTACACCAGAGATGGGTACGTTTATGCGTGAGTGGCTTTCTCTGTATGAAAGTAAGTCCGGTGAACGCGGTATATTTAATAGAGAAGCGGCAAATAAACAGGTCATAAATACCGGCCGACGAGAAGAAGGGCACGTATGGGGCACCAATCCTTGTTCAGAAATTATTCTACGCCCTTATCAATTCTGTAATTTATCTGAAGTAGTGATACGCCCGCGTGATACGGCCCAGTCATTGCGGCAAAAGGTTAGGCTTGCTACAATACTTGGTACGTTTCAGTCCTGTCTTACAAACTTTAAATATCTTCGAGCCGTTTGGAAACGCAATACAGAAGAAGAAAGATTATTGGGTGTTAGCTTGACAGGCATTATGGATAATCCTCTTATGTTCTCTAAAGAGGGGCTGGTTGAACTCCTTTCGGAGTTACGAAAGCAAGCTATTGCTACAAACAAAAGCATGGCGAAACAACTAGGCGTTCCTGCCTCTACATCTATAACCTGTGTTAAGCCTAGCGGAACCGTATCACAACTGGTAGATAGTGCAAGCGGCATACATGCACGGCACAGCCCCTATTATGTGCGTACAGTACGAGCAGATAACAAAGACCCCGTGACACAGTTTATGATTGACAACGGAGTTCCCTCCGAACCAGACATCACACAGCCGGAAAGCACTACCGTATTTAGCTTTCCTTTTGCCTCACCTTCAGATGCTGTCAGCCGCAAGGATAGAACGGCTATCGAGCAGCTAGAGTTGTGGGTTCTTTATCAAAGACATTGGTGCGAACACAAGCCCAGTGTAACGGTTAGTGTGCTAGAACACGAGTGGTTGGAAGTCGGTGCGTGGGTCTATAACCATTTTAATGAGGTGTCGGGAATTAGTTTTCTACCCTTTAGCGAACACTCGTATAAACAGGCACCCTATCAGGACTGCGATAAGGAAGATTACATTGCCTTACAAAAACAGATGCCTAACAATTTAGATTGGTCGCGTCTTGTTGACTACGAAAAGGAGGATACTACTACAGGAGTACAGGACTTAGCGTGTAGCGCGGGAGTGTGCGAGGTCGTGGACATACAGGCAGCATAGGAGTAGTATATGAAAGAATTGGAAATAACCCTTGACATGATAGGTAAGGCCCGAACTAAATCCACAGAAATGGGAGTGCTTAAAAATTCAATAATCAGAGGAAACGGAAACATCGCAGGATTTGTGGGGGAACAAATAGCATTGTGTTGTCTGGGAGGAGAGTGGCAAAACACATACGAGTACGACATACTAATGCCGAATGGTCAGCGTGTCGATGTAAAGACCAAACAAACCTCTGTCACACCCTTACCTGACTACGATTGCAGCATCGCAAAATTTAATACCAAACAAAAGTGTGACTCTTATGCCTTCGTGCGTGTTAAAAAAGACTTGACAGTTGGGTGGTACTTAGGTAAGATTGACAAGGATGATTTCTTTAACAAGGCACGATTTATGAAGAAGGGAACGGTAGACCCAAGTAATAATTACAAGGTTCAAGCGGACTGTTACAACATTAAGATCAAAGAATTGGGGACATAGTAAATGGCACGCAGCAAACGTTATTATGAGAAGTATTCTATTCCTCCCTTAAAGCTTCAATTTCAGCGAGGGCGTGAGGCTTTCAAGGAAACGAACCAGTGGGTAAAGAAACTGACTACAGAAGAAACTATAATTGTTACCTCAAATCCTTATCCACATTACACCATGCAAGCTAAAGAATGGCAGCGTGGATACAACAAAGCATACTTTGAGAACATAGATGAACTTAGAACAAGCGGCTAAAGAATTTATGGAAAAGAAGGGAAGCATCTTGACCTTTGATGAGTATCAAAAGCAAGCCAAGAAGACTGCCGTATACCCAAAAAATGCTGGTGTTATGTATCCAGCACTGGGGTTAACAGGAGAGGCGGGGGAGGTTGCAAATAAAGTCAAGAAGTTAGTTCGTGATGGCCATGAAAACTCTCCCCCCGATTGGAAAGAGCAAATAGCTCACGAATTAGGGGACGTGCTATGGTACTGTGCTGCGTTAGCGTCTGACTTAGGGCTATCGTTAGGCAGAATAGCAACTGAAAATACAAACAAGTTGTCTGGAAGAAAAGAAAGAGGAACGCTTGGTGGATCGGGGGATAAGCGGTAAAAAAAATAGCCCCGCATAAGAATAAAAGCTGGTACACTTAATGCGTTGCCAGCTTTTTTCTTGTCGGCGCTATGTAGCGCAGTCGTAGAGAAGGAAAGAGTTTTAAATAGCCTGTTTAGTCACCCGTTATTACCTTGCTAATTTATCCCACGCGGAAGCAATCGCATTTAATTCTACCAAATCCTCAAGACTTCCCCAATCTTTGTCTCTTCCATATTTTTTTCTGAACTTTTCCATTGCTACGCTTCTAATAGAACCGCGAAAGCGTCTAAACTTATAGTACTGGTGTACGAGAGGTTTTGATTGAAGAAAATGTCCTTGCATTTGAGCCCTTAGTGTAGAAAGTTTACCCATCAAAAGTGCTTTCTGCTCCCTTTCAGTTAAGTTAGGAACATCCATAACAGCCCTTACTAACTCGGGGACATAGTCATTTAAGTAGTCATCTACTTGAGCATCTATACTTCCAACACCAGTTCGACCTCCTATAATATAGTCATCTAAGCGCAGTTTTTTTAAAAAGAATTGTTCTGGAGTATCTCTTTCGGTAGTGCCAAATCCTAAGAAGCTAAGTAGTGGACTGCCTCTTTTTGCGGATACCTGACGAGAAGCAGACACACGATCATAAATTCTATTTTCTTCTAGGGCTGCTATTCTATCCAAAAGTTTCATATATTTGTCGGGGTCTC